AGACGAGCCGATGACGTGCATCTGAAGCTGGTCCACCGCCTTGCCCCTATAGTAGGCGCGGGTGACGAACGCGCACTCGGTCACGCCCTCGGCATCCCATGTGAGCGGCACCACCATCCTCGCGTCGAACTGCCGAACCTTCACCTTGCCGCGCCCTATGTCGAAGAACAATGCGAAAGCCCCGGTGCCAAGCCCGAACGCCCGCATGACGGTGGCCTGCGCTGCCGCCATGAAGCCGGAGTTGGCGAAATACTCTTCCAGCCATTCGGTAGCCCTCTGGTCTTCGCAAACCACCTGCGTCTGCTCGTTGAGAAGCAGCGACCCCCATTCCCTGCAAACCCGCATAGCGGGCTTGATGGACCGCCGATGCACCTGATACACCCGCCCAAAAGAATCCGCCTCGCGATAGTCGTAGAAGTCCCCAGTAGCCGACATCCACTCATCCCACTCGCGAATGTGCCGCTCCATGTCTTCCAGCGGAAGCCTATATCCCTGCTCCTTCAGGTATTCCCGCACGTGAGAAGGTATCCACCCGTCATATTCCATCCCGCTCATATGCCTGCCTCTCTACTCGTTTTCCTTGTGAAAGTGAAGATGGCGAAATTGCCGCCCGTTTTGCCGTTTTTCCTTGTGAAGTTGAGGCTTTGGAAGGTGAAGAAAAGCCCCACCAAGCCCGTTTCCATGGTGAAGGTGAAGTTTGGGAAGGTGAAGCTGGCGAAGATGTCGAATAACCACCCCACATCACCCCCGCAGCACGTCATCGAGCATCGCGTACCGAACCGCATCGATGCTGTGGTCGTTCCCGTCCGGGATTTCATCAACCCAGGAACCATCAGGCTGCCGAAGGTACTCTTTGAGGGTGAATTCCTCATAGGTCCTCGGGCACCTCACCGGGTCAATCACGATCTCGCGAAGCCCAGCAAGCCACTCGTACGAAAGCTTGCGCATCCGCGCCTTACGTGCCGGATGAATGCGAATGCCGAACTCCCGCCGGTAAACCGCCATCTGCTGCTTACCATCCGGGGTGTCATCGCACCAAATAATCTCGTCGTGAAAGTAAGGATCTTCGCCCTCTTCGTCGGCAAAGGTCATGGCATCGAGAAGGATCTGCGCCGTCTCCGCAGGCGTCTTCCTGTTCGCGCTGTGCTCTTCGAATATGAGAAGACGACGCGCGGAAGGTTCCCATGCGCACCTTACGAACCGCCACGGATCAGGAAACCAGCCCCAGTCCACGCCATTCCTCGTGCGCTCGAAGTTTCGGATTCGGGAAAGTGAAAGCCTCTCGTCGATGATGTTGGTGAAGACGTTGCCGCCAGTTCCCGTTACCTCGCCGAGATATTCCCATTTCCATGCCGTCTCGTTCACATCGCGAAGATACTCAGCTTCGTCGATGAAGGGCTCGCCGAGCCATTCCGGGTGCGTTTCCACCACGTCGAGGTACGAGGAATGCCAGACCAGCGTGTCAGCCCTGTTCTGCCGTTCCAGGCATTCCACGTTGACCCAGCTCCACATCGTCCTCGGCGGGTTATAGCTGTAGAAGATCCAGAAGGAATCGCCGCCGCGCCGAAGCGAGTTGAGAATGGAACGCACCGCCTCGATCCCGTCGAACTGATCCAGTTCCTCGAACCAGATGACAGCTGGAAAGCCCTTGGTGAACTTGATGCCCTTGAGCTTCAGCGGGTCGTCGGCGCCACGGAAGACGATTCTCTGTCCGGTTGGAAGGTACGTTATTTCCATTGGGGAAAGCTTCGTTTTGAAATACCCTTCCAGGCCAAGGGAAGATATCGCCCAGAGCACCTGCTGGTACACCGAATCGCGAAGCGTGTTGCCGAAGCGCCTCACCACCACAGCGTTCGCGTAGGGGAAGGCGATGATGAGGAGCACGATGCAAAGGCTGATGAAGGAAGATTTTGTAGACCCTCTTCCTCCATGCAGCCAGTAGTGCGTGTGCCCATGGGCCATCACGTCGCCGAGCACGTCGTGGAACCTCGGGATGACGAAGTCCGCCGCGCTAAGCATCGCCGCCGCCCTTCACGGCCTGGACGGTGACGCCGAGCACGATTTGCGGCGTGTCCTCGCCGGAGTCCTCGGCCTTGCGGGTTGTCTGCGCGTACTCGTCGGGGTACTTGCGCTCGAGAAGCCACGCGGCCGCCGTCCACTGCGGGTTCTTCTCGCGCGTCGCCGTCTCCATGATGGATTCGAGCAGATCGCCCTTGTACTCGGCCTCGGCCTTTTTGAGAGACTCACTTAACGCACGATGCAGCTTGTTGGTCGGCTTCTGTAGCCATCGGTAAAACGTGGTCTCGGATATGCAAAGCGCCTGGCAGATGTCCTTGTTCGAGAGGCCGCGCTTCTTCATTTCGGCGGCCTGTTCGATCAGTTCTTGGGTGCATTTAGGTTTAGCCATAGCAACAGCCTCCTTTCATCGGAGGCCATTGTCATGCGCTGTCACGAGGTCAGTCGCGTTCCGCCTTGCCCTTCAGCCCATATCGCCGGCAAAGCCTCGCGTTCCGCTGCCTGAGCATGTCGTATTCGCGCTTCGCAGCCTCGATCTCGGGCGAGTCCTCGGCGTACCGCCGTTCCGCTTCCAGCAGGTCGTTGAAGGCCCGCTCCTCTTCCACGTGCTGGAACTCGGTGCAGCGTTTGCACAACCCGGTTTGTCGGTTCAGGTATGTCACCATGCTCCCGCATTCCGGGCAGACCAAACGCCGCGCCAAGCTCACGTGGATCCGGCTCGCATGCATGGCCGTGGCCTCGGGGCTGCGCTTGACGCCGTGCCGGCTGTAGATCTCCTCAGCTGCGCCTTGTGCTCCGAGATGCCCGCACTCGCGCAATGTCGCCTCCTGGTCGGTCGTCCAGATCATGACGTCACCTCAATCTGCTCGATACGCACGAAGATTCCCTGCGGCTCACCCCATGCCTTGGTCGTCAGCGACGTCGCGACATGAGCGTCGTTCGTGAAAAAACCGAGCTTGGCCATGACGTCGTAAACGGTCTTTTCCACGTTGTCGACGTCGGGCTTCGTCGTCTTTGGCTCGAATTGCTCCTTGCCCTCGGGCAGGCCGTAGAGAAGCGTCATCTTCACGGAAACGGCGCCGTCCATGGGCTCGGCCGGCGCATGCCGTGCGAGATGGGCTTCCCAGTCGGCCTCCACGTCCAGGAGCTCAGGCGTCTTGATGATGCTCAAACCCTCGCCGCGCTTCACTGGCATGAGCTCGTTGTGCGTCTTCGTGGGCAGCTTCATCGGCTCGAAGAACTCCACAGCATCTGCCATCATGCCACCCCCGAAACTCGGAATTGCATTTTCAGCCCCTGCAGGTTTTGCGGCGCGTGGATTGATTGTGCCCCCTTGCCCAAAGGGGTTGTGCTTGCACCCCTTTGGCAATGGGGGTCAATCAATCTATTAACACGTAGTGTTAGTGCCTTTTTTACACCCCTCAAAAGCCTTGGATTCATGCCTTTTCCACCCGGGGTCAAAAGCCTGTTTTGCAAGACTTTTACACCCCGCAAATGCCTAGTCTTTTTCATCGCTTGCATCCCCCTTGACGACCACCCAGCGGTCTGCGCTTTCCGCCTTCTTGACGTACCCGAACTCCTTCATGTGGTTGCGAACGGTGCTCTCGGCAATCTCCAGGTAGTCCGCGATCTCCTTGGCCGTCGGCGGCTCTCCGCCGGCCGCGAAGGATATGGCGTCCTCGAAATCCTTTCGCCGCTTGTCCTTGCGCTTGGGCTTGTTCTCCTTGTTGCGCTCCGTGCCGCGCTTCCAGGCCGGCTTGTTCTCCTCGGGCTCGATGTCACCGAGAACGCCGGTCTCGTCGGCCATGTGCAGTGGGTAGCGGAACCACAGGTTCACCGGCGCGAAGGCCGGGTACTCGCGAAGGATCCCCTCGATGCGGAACGCCGTCTCGGTGGCCGCTGCCTGCCTTGCCGCGCACACGGCCCCCAGAAGGTCCATCTCGTCGTGTTTGGAAAGCCTCGCCGTCACCTTCGGGCGGAACGTGTCCCACGGTCTTCTCTCGTCCTCGTCGATGCGGTCGCGCCACGCGGAATCGTGCTCATCGAGCCACTTCTCGCACGCGATGCAGGCGGCATCGGAATCGCGCATCTTCCTCAGCTCGTCCTTTAGGGGCAGCTGGATCATGTCGAGCTGCGCGTCGGGGTCCCGCGCGAACACGCCGCTGCCGGAAGCGCGATCCATGGAGCGCTTGCCGCCCTGGGCGCCCTTGCTGTGGTGGTGGCAGTAGACTACGGCGCATCCAACCTCGGCGGCGATCTTGTCGAACTGGTTGCAGAATGAGGCCATCTGGTCAGCGCTGTTCTCGTCGCCGGTGAGCACCTTGTATATGGGGTCGATCACGACCGCTATGGGCCTCGTCTTCAACGCCCGCCGGATCAGCGAGGGCGCGAGCTTGTCCATGGGCTTCGAGCGTCCGCGAAGGTTCCAGATCTCGATGTTGCAGGCGTTCCTCGGCTCTATCCCGAGCGCCTTGTACACGTCGCGGAAGCGGTGCAGGCAAGACGCCCGGTCGAGCTCAAGGTTCACGTAGAGCACCTTGCCCTGGGCGCACGCGAAGCCGAGCCACAGCAGGCCCTCGGCTATGGCCACGCAGAGTTCAATCAGCGCGAAGCTCTTGCCGGCCTTCGAGGGCCCGGCGAGAAGCATCTTGTGGCCTTGGCGCAAGACGCCAGCGATGAGCGCCGGCGCGAGCTCTGGCATGTCGTCCCAGATATCGGAAAGCGCCTCGGCGTCGGGCAGGTCGTCGGACTGCTCGTCAACCCACTCGCGCCATTCGGCCCAGCTCTCCTTTCCGCACGCCTTGCTAACCAGGTACTGCGGGTTGCCGTTTCTCTTGAAGCCGGGGAAGCGGGAAAGCCTGCTCGGGTTCTTGTTCTGCTCGTCGGGAACGAAACCGTTGCGCTTGAGCTCACGGTAGAGGGTCTCCACGCGCTCGCGATACTGCGACGCGTCCTTGGCGTCGACCTTCACTATGGCGTGTAGGCTCTTGCCGCCCGAATGCACGATGGCGGCGCATGGTAGCTGCAGCTCGGCGATCATGGCCGCCTGCGCCTCGATGGGCATGTCGTCGCTCTCGACCAGCGCGTAGCGGAAATCCGCCACGTCGCAGTTGCGCACGCCCGCGCCTGTCAGCGGGTTGAAGCGGATCCACGCGCCCGCCTCCTCGTTGGGCGTGCCGAGAGCGTCCTCGATGCTGTTCTTGCGCGTCAGCAGGTCGATGAGCTCGCCCGCGGTCCTCGTGAAGTCGCCTTTGCCCTTGGGCGTCCAGCGCCCGTCACGCTCGAAGGCGGTGGTCACGTATCCCACGATGTCGTCGGAATCGAATAGCGCGTCGAGGTACTCCACGGCCTGCGCCACGGGATCCCAGTCGCTCGGCGGCTCAACCTCGGCTGGCTCCACCCATGCAGGGTCGACGATCGGCGCGTCCCAGTCGAGCGCCACGTCCTCTCCGGAATCGCGCCGCCCGCCGTCGTAGCCGAATCTGTCGCGCGCGATTTTCACTATGGTGCCGCCAGCCACGGTGGCGCCCCCTTGGCCGAAACCTGCCCACTTGCGCCAACACTCGCCGGGCTTGTAGCGCGGGTCGGCCTTCGACCAGGCGTCCCATATATCGCAGGTGTAGCCCTCGGCGTGCAGCGCCATGCCCACTTCGAGCCATTCGGTGTATTCGAGCGCGGAAGGGTCTATAACCTGCAGCGCGTCGGGAACAAGGCTCTTGTCGTTCATTCTTCCTCCTACTATCTAAAGACGGGGCGAACGTTTCCGCCCGCCCCATCAAGTTGCCTGTCGGTGTCGTCAGAAGCCAGGGACAAAGGTCGCGGGCGTCACTCCGCGCGGTATCCTCCATCCGTTGGCGCTTATGCGAGAGATCATGTTCGAGGCCTCCTGTTTGCTCCAGGTGCCCACGTGAAGGAACCCACGGCCTTCGAGAAGGCGGATCTGCTTTGGCGTTGAAAGCCCCATGTCCCGGCGCTTTCGCAGCCGGTCGAGCAGAAGAGAAGCCTTGCCGGCGCACTCGATCTCGTCGGGGAAGATCCCGTAGCGTTCGAGTGCGGCCTTCTGCGAATCCGATGCCGGTGCCGCCTCCCAGCCGATGTTCGGGACATAGCCGGAAAGGTCCTCGGCCGCTATCGACATCTCGAACTGAAGCGGATCCACGAGGCGCCGCTTGCGTTTGCGGCACGCGGCGAGCTCTTCGGCGAGTTTCTCCTCGCGTTGGCGCATCACGTCGCATTCGGCGGTTTCCTCGCACTCTTGGAGATCGACGGGCCCGCCCGCTTCCTCGAAGTGTTTGGTCATGGCCTCGGCGACCTCCGGCGTACCCGCTATCAGGTGCGCGGGTCTGCACAGGTCGTGACGGTCCGTCATCCAGAGGAAGTCGAGAAGCAGAAGGTGGTCCTTGCCGGTCTCAGGAGAAAGCCTCGTGCCTCGTCCGACCATCTGTGCGTAGAGCGAGCGGCTGCGCGTCGCACGCAATACGACTATGCAATCGACAGAGGGGCAATCCCAGCCCTCGGTGAGCAGCATCGAGTTGCAGAGCACGTCGTACTTTCCCTCGTCGAAGGCGGAAAGCACCTCCGCGCGATCTTCGGAGTTGCCATCGACCTCGGCCGCGCGAAAGCCCTTGGACTGTAGTATCGCACGGAACTTCTTGGCAGTGGCCACGAGCGGCAGGAAGACGACGGTGCGTCGTTCCATGCACCCGGCAGCAATCATCTCGTCGGCTATCGAGTCCAGGTATGGATCCAGCGCAGTGCCGAGCTCCCTTGCCGAGTAGTCGCCGCTGCTCTGCCCGACACCGGTGATGTCGAGCTTGAGCGGTATGGTCTGCGCCTCGATGGGGCACAGGTAGCCGTCGCGTATTGCCTGCGGCATCGAGTACTCGTAGGCCATGCTGTCGAAGACGGCGCCCAGGTTGCGCCTGTCGGCCCGGTCGGGCGTGGCGGTCACGCCGAGCACGTTGGCATCGGGGAAATGGTCGAGCACCTTGCGGTACGAATCGCTCAGCGCATGGTGCGCCTCGTCAACCACGATGGTGCCGAAGCGGTCGGGCGAGATAGAGTTCAGCCGCGCGTCTCGCATCAGCGTCTGCACGGATCCCACGGTCACGAAGTTCCACGTGCCCAGGCACGTCGATTCCGCCTTTTCCAAGGCGCATTCCATGCCGGTCACGGCCTGTATCTTGTCTGCCGCCTGGTCGAGGAGCTCTCCGCGATGAGCGAGCACGAGGCATTTGTCTCCGAGCGCCACGCGGTCTGCGATGACGCTCGCGAAGACGATGGTCTTGCCCGTGCCGGTGGGAAGGACGAGCAGCGTCCTACGGTGCCCGTCCGCCCACTCTTTCTCTATCGCATCGCGCGCCTCGGCCTGGTACGGCCTCAACTGCGCGCCCATGGCTTACACCCCGGGGAAGTTGAAGGCCGTCGGCGGAGGCGTTTGCGCCGGAGCCTGCTGGCGCTCGCTCATGGCCTTTGCCAGCATCTCCGCGCCCTTTGCTGGTTCCAGGAACTTCTTCACGTCGTTGTAGGTGTTGCCGTTGTACTCGTGGTTGGTCGTCTCGACTACGCCAACCTCGCCTATGGCCTTATTCCACTGCGGCGTGAAGCTCTCGGCGCTCTTGTCTACGAGCCCGATGCACACGAAGAAGTCGCGGATCTTCCAGCTCTTCTTCTTGGTCATGTACAGGTTCTCGGTCATGGTCACCTTGCCCAGGCCCACGTCACTCGCATCGACTTCGATGGTCACGATGCAGTTCCAGCAAGGCGGCATCTTCTCGCTACCGCCGAAACGCTCGCGGTCGATCTTGACAACGGAGAAGGCGTACACGCCCTTCGGCAGCACGGGGTACTCGGAATTAGCTTCGGCCCCGATCTCGACTTCGAGATCGTCGTAGGCCTCGTCAATGTAGTCAGCCATTTTTTTATCTCCTAAACTTTAGTTGAAAGGAACGGCGAGCTCTGTCACGATGTCGCCCCAGGTGGAGACGAGGTAGCCCGCGAAATCCTCGGGGTACACGTCCAGGGACGTCTCGACGGTGCAGTAGCCCTTCTCGGCGCAGTAGTCCTGCATGTCGGTATCAGTGATGTTGTCGGCCGCCATCAGGTTGCGCAGCTTCGTCAGGTTCGGGCGGTCCGGGTCGGCCGGCACGGCAGGCGCCGGATCGGCGGGCGCCGGCGCGAGCGGGGCTTCCCCCGTGACCTCCTCGAACTTCAAATCGGATATGCGGATCTCCTGCTTGGTCGGCGCGGGCGCAGCGGCCTTGCGCGCGTGCATGTCGGGCACGGCATGGGCGATTGCGGTGAAGTCGAGCGGCAGCTCCTCGGGCAGCCCGCAGCGGTTCTTGGCGTCCCAGGCGGGCGTGTGCGCCGTGAACATGACGCGCTTGCCGCCCTGCGCCTTGGCGTGCCCGCCGTCGCGCTTGTCCGGTTTCACGATGATCGTCTTGTAGTTCGCGAACAGGAGCAGATCGGCCCACTCCTTGAGCAGCGGCGAGCATTGGCGCGAGAGCTTCAGCTCCCAGCGGTCGTACGAGCCCAGGGCGTCGGGCAATTCGAATTTGCGGATCTGCGCATGGGCGGTCACAAGCACGTTCACGCCCTTGTCGACCAGGTCGGAGAGAAGGTCGAGCAGGCGGCCGAACTCCTCTCGGACGTAGGTGTAACCCTTGCCGAAGCCAGGATCCTCGATGCTCTTCAGGTCTTTCTCCATAAGCACGTGGTCGAAGCAGAGGCGCTCGGCCCAGTCAGCAGTGTCAATGACGAGCGTGGAGCACACGCCCGGGTCTGTGATGACCTCCTTCACGTAGCGCAGCAGCATGGACCAGCTGTCGGGTGCCGGGTCGATGCGCTTGACGTCCAGGTGCGCGGTGCCCATTTCGGTGTCGATGAAGAGCGGGTCGGGTGAAGCCGCGGCGAAGGTAGTCTTGCCGATGCCCTCGGGGCCGTACAGCACGATCTTCTGCGCGCGCGTGAGTTTTCCAGTGGTGATGTTCATGATCCTACTCCTTGCCGGGGAAGTTGAAGGTGGGTGCCTGAGCTGCTTCTTGTGACTTATTGGTCACATAGCCGTCCTCGATCACGATTGTGCACGTTTCGTCGTCGGCCACGCGCGTGCCTATGACCTGCAGCCCCTGCGCCTCGGCCCAGGCCCCGAACTCGGAAAGGGTCGTCGGATCCATCTGCTCGAGCCTGTCTACGAGCACGAAGCCGCATTCGGGTTTCACGGCCCGCACGATCGCGGTGGCAACCTTCAGCTGCTCGGAAGAACTCATGCAATCCCACTGCTGGCCGTTGTAGACGATCGCGCCGTCTTCGACGGAAAGCCCGGGAAGGGGAAGGTCGGCGCCTTCGAGCAAGGCGTGCTTCTTTTCGCGGATCGCGTTCACCTGAGCGTCGAGGTCGTCGTACTCTGCCTCCATTTGGTCGGCGTCCGCGATGGCGGCAGCGCGGCGCATGTTCGCACGCACCTGCTCGTTGATGCGGTCGATGCCCTCGATCGAAGCCTCGATCTCGGCGGTGGACTCGTCTTCGAGCTGGCTCGATGTCTTCTCCGCCTCGCGGGCGCGCTCGTTGGCCTGTTCCGCCTGCTCCTGCTTGTTTTCGAAGTCAGCAACGGCATCAGCAAGCTGCCTGCGGAGCTGCTCCACGCGGTCGCGGGCAAGGAACATCGCCGAGTCGGCGTTGTCCGCCGCCGCAGCCAGGGCCGCTGCGTTATCGCGGTCGCGCTGCTTCTGGCCGTTGCGCGCGAGGATCTCTTGCTGTTCCTTGATGAGCTCGGATGCGGATACCTCGGAGTCGGGCGCATCGGCGAACATGGGAAGCTCTTCCGCCGCGCCGCGCTTCTGGCGGGCGATGCGGCCGGTCTCCAGGCGGCGGACCTCAAGCTTCGCCTGCGCGTCTTCGAGCGCCGCGAGCTCCTCTCCGATGCCGATGACCTTCAACAGCTCGTCAGCCTTCTCGCGCGGGTTCATGGCCATGAATTTCGGGAGGTCCAGGGCGAGCTGTCCCACGAAGGCGTCGAGGAGCTTCTGGCCGCTCTTGTTGCCCTCGGGGTCGATTACATGAAGTGCGCTGTTCTTGCCGCGGCGCTCCACCACGATGCCGTTGCTCAGGACCACCTTCAATCGCGGGTCGCGCGCCGCGCCCTCGCGCTTGGCGTTGGTGGGGCGCTTGCGGTCGCCGCCGAGTGCCCAGGCGATCGCGTCCAGGACGGACGTCTTTCCCTGTGAGTTGCCGCCGCCGATGACGGTGAGCCCGTCCTCCTTCGGTTGCAGCTGGACCGCCTTCACGCGCTTTACGTTCTCGATTTCGAAAGAGTTGATCTTGACGCTCATCGCGCATCACCGCCGAAGAGCTCCGGCCATTCGAGGCGCGGGTTTATGGCCCATTGCTGCCCGACCTTGGTGCAGTGGGTGATGCGGCCGTCTCGGCACATGCGCCGGATGTTCTCGGCGCTAATGCCTATCGCCGCGGCGGTCTTCTCGACCGACCAGAACGGCGTTTCCAGGGATGGGACCTCCACGACGGAGTATCCGCGCGAGCCGCCTCGCGGCGGCGCGCCGGCAAGTGTCATTGCCATATGAAACCCTCCTCCAACCCACCTGCGCCGGCGAATAGGTCTACTAGCCAACCATCGTCAGGTGGGTTAAAATCAGGGCGCCCGATAAGGGCACCGTCTTGCGAGCGTCTCCCCGGCTGCCAAACTGCGGAGGCGCTCCTTTTACTTTACCGCCCGGGATCCGCCTCGCGAGGGTCCTCGCCCGGGCACGCGTCCTTAGAACGCAGGCCATCTAGATGGTGAGACGCGCCACGACGCCGTTACATTAAGTCGCGTCATGTCGCGTTCTTAGGGTACGAACAATACAACTATTTTCGCTTCCGCGCAACCGTAAAACACAACATGTTGAGAAGAGATTTGTGACGCTTCTCTCATGTTAACGGCGTTGTTCATACCGTTGATAAACCTTGTGACCTGCGCAGTTGATAAACCTTTGCTCCCTAGCAGGAGCTTCCTCCTTAACGCCGCGAAACACGCGAAGTCGTATGTTAGCGTAAATGGGCGTATAAGGGTGTATATGGGCGCAAAGTGTCGTATAGTGTCGTGATGTGTTGTGTTGTGGCGTGTTTTGCTGTAAACTGCCAAGTACCGACGAAAGAGGAGGACGCGAACATGGCAGAAGAGGTTTCCCGGAAAAACATTGGCATGGAAGCCCCCGTGCAAGAAGCAGCCAAGGCTGACGAGTCCAGCGCTGCGCAAGACAGGAGGCTACTCGGCTCGCTCATCAGGTCTGCGCGCAGGCGTAAGGGGATGACGGCAGCGCAACTGGGCGAAGCCCTGGAGCCGAGCGTCACCGAGAGCGCCGTAACGTCCTGGGAGCGCGGGCGTACTATGCCCACCTACCAGGCCGTCGAGCAGATGGACAAGATACTCGGGGTCTCCCTCAACGGCCTCATGGCTGCCAGGGAGCGCACCGCGGCAGCCGTGCCCGCGGACGACGCGTCCCCGGAGAGGGCCGACCGCGAGGCGCGGTTGCTCGCCTTCGAGCAGATGCTCTCGATGGAGGGGCTCGAAAGGCTCATCGAGTACGCCGAGTTCCTCGCAGGCCGTCATCCCAGAAACGATTCCGCGGAGTAGCGCGTCGTCGTGTGTTGTCGCATGTTGTCGTATTGAATTAACATGTAGTTTATGTTAATCTAGGAGGGTAACAACGAGAAGGGGGGCGGTTCGATGGCTGACGCGAGGAACCCCAGGCGAAGCGAGATAATCAGGGACAACCTCATATTCTGCATGGACGAGTTCAACACCCTGCGCGACGAGCTCGCCGAGGCCGTTGGCGTTTCCCCCACGACGGTCAGCTACTGGCGCAACGGCCGCAACTCCATAAGCGAGCAGCCGCTGAGGGCGATATGCAAGTACTACGGAATCACGGAGGAGGCGTTCAGCACCACCTCGCTGCGCGACTCGGCACCATTCAGGTCCGTCTCCCACGCCGGCAGCACATACGAGCTCACCGAGTACGAGTACGCCCTCGTGTCGCTCAACCGTCGCTTCCGCTGCATGGAGCTCGACGAGGACGAGGAGGCGCTCATCGAGGACTACCGGAAATGCGGCAAGGGCGCGAAGGCGCGCATAGCCAAGCTGGCGCGCGAGCTTGCCGAATCTGGGCAGTAATGCCGTTTCTTCCCACTCTTGACCGTTAGCGGAAGGAGGTGACTAACATGGCGACTTACGCGCAGACCGCAAAAGCCCTTCAGGACGTGGAGATCAAGGCCATGATGGCCTTCGGCCAGGCTGAAAGCATCGAAGACGCGATAGCGACGATGGCGGCTATCTATTCGACGGCCAGGCAGTCGTTCCGCCTCCGCATCGAGGAGCTCGGCGGGACCAGCGAGGACATCGACAGGGCGATGCAGTCCCTGGAGAGGTTCTTCATGGAGCACCCCGAATCGCTCTGATGTGTCCGGGATGCACTGAGACCGCAGGGCCCGGTCAAGGCCCAGAGAATAATGCCCCGCGGAGGTGGCTTCACCGACCAAAGCTCAGCCGCCCCGCAGGGCACCTTGTCAGGCATGTGGCAGCGTATAACGCTGTCACACACGCAGATTGGATTTTACACCATGGCCAAGGACTACGTTATTACCCAGTTGCAGAAAGGCGAGCGCAAGCGCTGCCGCAAATGGCGAATCGACATCAAGGACGGTCGCTACCCGTCCGGCAAGCAGAAGTACAAGTCCCAGCGCTTCGAGGGCACCTACACCCAGGCCGAGAAGAAGGCAAA